CTCACTGCTATTGGTCCAAAACCGCATTTCAAAAACCCACGACAGGAGGCTGCGTATTTGCACAATCTTAAAACGCTCACGGTGCTCAAACGGCAAAAGGAGCGTTTGAAGCAGAAACTTGTAGAAATACAGGACAGGTTAAACGCCGATATTGAGGCATCAAAATGCGTCACGCCGTTGAAGCCATTGAAAAAGTTACAATGACACACAATGAAAACACATACACAGAAAGGTCACATATATGAAAACAAAAACTAAACTTCCGAAATATGAAAAAGATATTCGGTATCTTTTAAGAAAACTAAATAGTCCCAAAACGAATTATGAAGAAGTTCTGAAAATAAATAAGCAACTTGATTTGTTGTATGAACAGAGAAAAATTCATGAATCGAAATGAGTTATGAACACTGGAGTAGTATATCTGATAACCAATGACATAACTAATGGGAAGTATGTCGGCATTACTACCCAGAAATTGATGCGTAGATGGAAACATCACATTTCTCACTTGTATGCTCACGATTATCCGCTTTACAGAGCAATAAGGAAATATGGTATAGAGCATTTTAGAGTTAATCCGATTGAAGAAGTTATTTGTGATACAAAATCGGGTCTCATTGAAAAATTGAATGAGGCAGAGATAAAATATGTATCTCAATGTCGAAGTTTTGTAGGATGGAATGAAGGCGGATATAATCTTACAGTTGGGGGCGGGATGGAAAATATCAGCGAGGAGAGCCGAAAGAAGCAAGGACGGAGTATGAAAGTTGTTTATAAAAATAATCCCGATTTGTCTAAACAACACGCCAAAAAACTTCATTTACTATATAAATCCAATCCAGAATATGGTAAGAATATTAGAAATAAGTTAAGGCAATTATACGTTGATAATCCAGAACGAAGACGTATGATTGGTGATTTTCAGCGTGGAAACACTCATCATGCGTTTGATTTTTCGGTTTATACTTTTAGTAATGTTAGAACCGATGAAACATTTACTGGAACCAGATATGATTTCTATAACAAATACAACCTTTCCAAGAGTAAGGTGTGTTTGTTATTACAAGGAAAAATAAAGGCACATAAAAAATGGGTCTTGAACACAAACACACAAACAGAAAGAAGGTAACTATGATAGATTACGCAAGAAGATCGTTAGATGGAGTATGGGTGGGAGATTGTATCGGAAATTTGGGTCAGATGTACCATGTAGGAGATATACTCAAAGCACTTGAAGCGGGGATGGTGAAGTTCGGAGGACAACTTTCCCAATACAGCAAACAGTTTCAGTATTCAGATGATACAGAGGAGGCTATTGTACTTTATAATCATCTGAAAGGATTGGTTTATCGTCTTAATCATACTCCCATCATTAATCAGGACTTGTTTGCCAAGGAACTGGCAACTCGTTACATGACCAGAGACCCAGATGGAGAAATTTTTGGATACGGCTTGAATACTCGTAAAGTCCTCCGAGACATTTATGAAGGTGTGCCTTGGGGAGACGCCAACAAAATTATCAAAAAATCAGAGGGAATGCCATCCCATATTGATAGCTTAGTGAACAGCCTTTCCAATGGAAAGGGGTTTAAGGAGGCTATGGTGGATGTCAATTCTAATCTTGCCAAGCAGAGACTCGAAGAAGTTGGTAAGGAAAAACAAGGTTCTTGTGGCAATGGTTCTGCCATGCGGGTGGCTCCATTGGGGGCATATCTTGCTCCTACGTATCACGCAGACGAAGAGAACTGGTCGGAATGCAGTCGTTTATGCGACTTCGAGAAGAAGGTCATTTCAGAGGCGGCATTACAAGCAGAAGTAACCCATTGTCATCCGGAAGGCATTGCGGGGGCTATTGCTATTACTATGTTGTCTCATAATGTGACGGACGCCGTTATTCAAGGTCATCTTGACTATCCTAATATGGACAAGATTTACTATCAGAACCTTCTACGTTGTACCCTCAAGGGTCAAGTATGGGATGGAATTGCCAAAGCTAGAGACCTACCATATGATCTTCCGATTGGGAAAGTCATCGAAATACTTGGAAATGGAACCCATGTTACATGTCAAGACACGGTGCCACTCTGCTGTTACCTTGCGATTAAGCATTTGGCATTAAATAGGAATTCGTCGGACCTGTACGAGAAAGCTATCATCGAAACCTCAATGGCGTTTGGTGATGTGGATACAAATTGTGCCATTGTTGGCGGGATTATTGGAGTTGTGTGCCCGCCCCCCGAGAAGTGGTCACAATTCTGTAAACCAATGGATGATGTTAACGATGGGAGTAAGTTTCCTGATAAATCGGAAGATTATGCAAATCGTTTCAATCTCCAAAACATGACGGAATCAATGCATAACCCCGAATGGATAAAATTTGACAACCTATGAACATAGAGAAACATATGACATGGGTTGACATCAAAATTCAGAAACCAGAGAAAACGTATTATTCCCCTTGTGTCATGATGAACAAGTCGGACGAGCAGATTCTCGTGTACGGATACGATGCCATAAACTATATGGCACAGTATCGAACCCTGTACCGAGACGATGTAGCCGAAGGAAGTTATAAGTGAAAGATTATGAGCGACCTATCTTTAATGTCAATAATGGGCAGTGATCCTGATTTCGGGAGACGCATCTCTAAAAAGGTTGAAGAGATTAAACAGGATAAGAAAAATCTCTTGGAAATTGCGAGTACCTATTCGGAAAAATATCACCGAGAAATTTTGGAGGGGGACGAATTGAGAAACCGATTGCTTACCGAAGGAACCAAACAAGGGTTATCGGAAGATCAAATTATGGGGAGTTATGGTCGGTTTGTGCCCTGTCGGAGGACGCCTTTGCTGAATCTTCTCTACTTTATGTTGCGTGAATCCGAGGGTGATAATTATTATGGAAAGCGTCATTATGAGCGTCGTGATCAAATGAATGAATCACTAATCAAAAATGGAAAAGCATCTATTGAAGAAACGTATAATAGTCCAAATTTTTCCGAAATGAGTGAATCTGAAGCGGAAAGAATATTGGATGAGTTTATAGATGACCGATTCGCTACACGATCAAGTTCAGAACGAAAATCCATAAACGCTGCATTTGAAGCGGAAAAGAAAACTCGCCCAAAAGAGGAAGATGTGATGTTGAAGGAACCAGAAAACATGGTAGAATATCTTTATGCCGATTTAACGTTGGAACAGTTCGATGTGCTTAAGAAATTGAAGGCACTCACACAAAGTCCTAATATTCCCGAAGCAACATTAGCCTTTCGCAAAGGCAAAGAGTTGTGTGATCGTTATAAGTTGGATTGGGACCGCATTCCCTGTTATGTCGGAAAAAAGAAAAACAAATAATGTGAAAGGACAAAATGAGTAATATACAAGAAGTAGGAGTGGACGAGATAGACTTGGATCAACAACCCATCCCCTAAAGGAGATGGGTTTGCCAGAGTTTGGGTCCGACATTTAGCCTGTTGACGATGGCTTGTCCATCAAGTGCATTGCACGAGATAGAGTGTTTCTTATTATGTCTAAAGGTTATATTATTCGCTGCGTTTAAATCAGCATCCAATACAACCCCATCTACTCCGTAATATCTACAGCCTTTTCTCTTACCATTATCAAGTCCCCGATGGTCCTCTTTACTGGTGTTATAAGGCTTAACTGACACCACCTTTTTACCAAGTGATGCCGCCTTGTAGGTTAGAATAGTTTTCAACAAATAATAAGGTATTTGTGCTTGTCTATCATTAAAACTTCTTCCTTTGTTTTTTCTCTTAATCTTACTCAAATCTTCAATCACAATCGTATTGGCAGGAGTCACCAATATCTCATTCACAAGATGATGGATATAGTTTTTGGAGAAGTTGGTTTCCTTCCGTCTCATCATTTTCAACTTCTTCCTTGCGGAGTGAGAATGATTTTGTTTGGACTGAATTTTCCTCTTATTCCAACGGATTTTTCGTTTGTGTGTGTTAAAATCGTTTCCTTTGTATATCTTTCCATCACTCGTGGATGCTAAACGATTTATTCCCAAATCTATCCCAAGACATTTCTTATTATCATCAAACTTGGTACTGTCATTAAAGACGATGGAGAGCATTACTTCCTGTTTCTCATTGACGAAGAGTGATGGGTCTTGGAGTTTGTATTTAGCATACATTTCTTCAAGTTTAGGATAGAGGTTAAACTTACAAGCAATCCTCTTATCAAAAGTAGTGAGTTTAAGTGAGGTCTGGTCAATCCACTTGTAGATACGCTTGTCCAGTTGGATGTTTAATCTATTGGTCTGTGGTGCTTCCTCAATATCGTGTCTATTCCTGCGGATGGCTTCATACTTCGCCACAACATCCTGCTCTGCCTTAATGATGTGTTGGGAAGGAATAGTAGGCAGGAGTTTCTTAATTTTCCTGTAGCATCGTTGGTGAAGTGGTTTTAATCCCCCACACTTCCTCATCTTAAATCGGATTGTGGAAATAGCATTGAATGCTTCTTTCTTCAATTCAAGCGATTTGAGAAGAAGTTGTTTTTCTTCTTCATTCTCAAATAATAGTTTGACGTTATAGGTTTTCACAATCTATGTATAAGTATAATGAGAAATCACAAGAAGTCAATATATTTTTTCAATAGAAGGAATGTCGGCAATTCCTCCCACCCGCTAAAGCAGGTGGGTTTCCTTGCCGAACCAAGATGAACTGATGCCGTATATGTACCGCAAAGTAGAGCGGAAGAAATGGGCAGATGCTCGCCAAGATGCATTGGAAGGGCATATGTTCATCAAACCTGTCATTCAGAAGCAGTTCACGGGTGCTGTGTTGAATACGCTTTTAGATACTATTCGTACGGGGAAGATTGACGAGGACCATGAAGTTTATGTTGTCGAACCAGTCGAATTTGTCAGTGAGTTTCGTGTGTACGTCCATGAGCATGAAATCGTTGGTGTAAAGCATTATTTTGGAGACTGGGCGAATACACCCCAAGAGGTTGATTTGGAAACGATGGTTGAAGCGTACAAGCCTTCGGCTCCTATTGCTTATGGGATGGATGTAGGTATCATTTATGATAAGACAGGAGCCACTCCAGCACCTTACGGGCGAGGACCATTCAAAACAGTAGCACTCGTCGAGATCAACGATGGAATTTGTCTCGGAAACTATGGCCTTGACACTATTCACTATGCCGAAATGATTGCGGCCCGATGGATGGAACTTACAACCAAAACAAAACTTAATTAAACACCCAAATAATATACTAACTCTTATGCTCACCTTTTACGATAAATTTGTCGAAGAAATAAACGGACACGAATTGAAGCGGTTTGCTCAATTTGCAAACATGACTGATATAGAACTCTATACGCTCATGACAAAAATCAACCGAATTGAATATCAACAGTGGTTGCAGCAGTTTAAGGATCAACAAAAAGCAGAGCGAGAAGCTGACAAAGTTTATATCGAGGAACATATGAACAAGTATGTCCTTCCATCAGAACCAGTCCAAATCACCGGCGGTGTTATGATAACGCCTAACATTATTGACGACAGAGGGTTTATTTCCCATGACGATTTATCTCACCAAAAGGGAACATTCAAATTGTCTTTGATGGGAACCGACAAGAAAATCTATTTGACATAGTTTGTGGAATAGTGTAGGATGTTTAAGAATGAACGAAATATCAATAGAGTATTGGATACGGCGAGCGAGAGAGATTGCTACGTTTGCCCACATGGATCAAACCAGGAACAATGGGCGACCTTACATAAAACACCCCGAGCGGGTGACAGCGGCAGTCGAGGATAGACTGAAACCGATTGCATTGTTGCACGACACAGTTGAGGACTCCAGTATAACTCTCGAAGACCTCAAAGATGAGGGGTTTCCGTCCTATATTCTCGATGCCGTAGATTTATTGACACACCGCAAGGGGGAGTCAAATGTCTCGTATTGGAGCAAAATAAAGGAAAATCCCGATGCTTTAGCGGTCAAATTGGAGGATATTCATGATAACGTAAACGACCATCCCTCCGAACATGCCAAGCAGAAATATGCCCAAGCATTGAGCTTTTTTGACGCACACTGATATTTATTGCTTGACAAATGACTCTGCGTCGGGCACAATATCGCCCGACAATGAAAATAGCCTTGTTCGTAACAAGGCACAAAAACCAAAAAGGAAAATACAATGAGAAAACTAGGAAAATTGTTCGTTGGCGTGTTTTGCGCCTTGTTAATCGGAACCTCGGCATTTGCCGCAGACCTTGCCGTTCAGGCATCAACTAATGGCACTGTGGCAGTTACTACGGCTCCCGCAACCAATACACCGTTATTCGGCGATTGGGTGTTTACACTGGCCGGTGTTGGTGAAACAACCACATCTGGTAACAGCCAAAGCACGTTCGGTGTGAATCTGTCCGTTGGTCGTGAGCTTAATCTACTCGGCACAAGCGATGAAGTCGGTATTCGTCAAAGTGTTTCATATGCATCACCCAATGGTGGAACAACTCTCGCTTCGACAAGGGCGTATGCCGATGTTTGCGTGTTTTGTTTTAACCTGACTCAGAATATCCCAGTTGACTTTTATGTCGGTGGGAACGTCGGTGGCATTTATGGTAATACCACGTTTAAGTGGGTTGCTGCTCCCGAAGTGGGGGTGGACGTATGGCTCGCCAAGAACGTCGCCATTGACGGACGGATTGAGTATGCGTTTGACCTGAACAGTGGTCGCTCCGAAAACGTCCTCGGGTATGTGCTGGGCGTCAAATTTCGCTTATAACACGAGACGCATCACATAAACATCGCCCCCGGTTTTTCGGGGGCGTTTTGTTGTACCAGAACCCATTTCTTAACGCTTTTATATGCTCCGCTTATCATCCGACTAACATTGCCATCGTGTAAATTATACTTTTGATAGAAATCATACCGAGTTCCTACAAATACATCACCGGAATTTTTATTTTTGAAAGTATAAATAGAGTTATCGAATCGTGGGTGTAATTCTCCGTCATACTTGCCGATCTTTTTCTTTTTCATTTTTTCCTTTGATTCTTCGGAATGAAGTTTTCCATCTCTCGGTGTCCACCCATTAGAATACTTTTGTTTTTGACCATCCGAAAGTTTTTGTTTGGTTTCACCAGAATGGTGCTTTCCATAAAAAGGATTTTTGGAACCTGTAAGGTCAGTGACACCGCCGTTCATATTGTAGCAAATATCTTTACCAATATTTTCGTCTATTAGTCGTTGCTCTTCATTAAGCATTTCATCAACATTGGTCGTAAGAAAGATTATATTGAGTTCAATGTTGTTTCGACCATATTTGTTGAATGCGTGCTGTAGATGAGTATTGGCGTGAATGTTTCGTTGAAGATGCGATAAATGACTGTACCATCGTTTTGTTATGTCAACAGAACTGCCAATGTAAAACTTTCCATTGACTTTATTTACTATTCTGTATATCCCACTCTTCATAATTTGCTATTGACAATATATATGATTGGGTGTAATCTTAGCAAGATTTTATAATTTACCGAGTAATCGGCAAATGGTGGAGGCGGTTCAGTAAAATGAACTACGCCCCAGAGCGGCTCTTCGGAGCCGCTCTTTTTTTGTTGACAATCAAAATTGTTTATGGTAGGATGTTGTCATGCTGAAACAAACCAAAAAGCACACCTTTTACGAAGTGTGGTCGAAAGAGGCCGCCGAGTCCGTGTATGTTGACCGAAGACCCACAGCGGACGAGGTTGTCCAGATATGGAACGAAAATTGGCCGGGCACCATTTATAAGTCGCAAGTGTTCAAGGAATCACATGTCTATACCCGAGACAATATCGCCTCGAAAGGGGGGGAAGATTGAAATACGTTGACCCTCGCACCGTTAAGATAGTTGACCTCGTTCGGGACAATAAGAAAGTTCGGTTCTCATATTACCGTGCAAAAGAATTTTGGTTTCAGCACGAGGAGGGGCTTCTATTCCCGGTTGCCCTCTCCGAAGTAGATAACCCCGCTTCTCCTGCTACTCTATTGGCAGAGGACAAGGCTATTTATTTCATGCGGTGGATGAAAAAGTATATTGAAGCAGCGAAGAAAGAGTCAAATGGAACCAATTGATAAAGATACTCTTAATCATCTTTGGGAAGTTGAGAATGAGCGGCATCGTGAAACTATAAACATCCTGCGGTTACGTAACCGAGAGTATCAGAAGATGTGCGAGCACAAGCGGGAATGGGCACATTATGAGCCAGACCCCTCGGGAAACAATGATAGCTATAACGAATGTCGCAAGTGCGGAAAGCAGTGGTGAATAGTAATGGTTGTAAAAGTTAACATGTGTGTATTCTGTGGGTGCCTTGTTATTCCGAAATCCTTATCACTGATATGAACATAGCAGACCCGAATTTTATTGACGACGGCTCTCCGTTAGAGTATTATACCACGATGAAACGAAAATGGCCCACTCTTGAAGGTCGATTGAATCACCCACTTACGTCTCGGGGGGAGGCACTGAGACAGATGAAGAATAACGGCGATGTTTTGTCGTTGGCGGCGGAGAAGGACTTAGAAAAGTATGAAAACCTTAGAAAAAGACAACGTAAAGGAATTTCTGCGAGAGTTAAGTAAGCTTTCCCGTAGATACAAGATTTCCATTGGTGGTTGCGGTTGCTGCGGCTCGCCCTTTCTTTCCCCGATAAGTGGGGATGGCGGGAGATATGAGACAAGTGAGGATTTCGACGGAATGTATTGGAAACAGGACAACGATGAACCAATTTGAACACGATAAAAAAATAGTGGATGAACTTCGCAAAGTAATGCAGAAGCATCATTCCATTGGCGCAATCCGTATGGTGGAATGCCTGCGGTTCGCATTTGAGAAAGAGATAGGATATGCCGTGCATGGGACCAGACCTAAACGAAGCCCGAAAACAGGGGCGAGAAGTGGGCGCAAAATTGCTTGCCCAACTGATTAAGGAAAACAAGTTGGAGGATATTACTGCTCCGAAGAATCAACATTCGAACTTGATTCGGCTTCCGAATTCACATTCAAGATGGGACAAAGCTAAACAGGAGTTCATTCGATCAGTCGAAGAACTTTTTGTGGAGGACGCTTGTAATGGATTCTAACTATTATGACCTACAAAGAAAAAGTCAAAGCAGTTGAAAAACAACTGGCGTGGATGAAAGCCTTGCCATCAAGTCCGGTTTCAATGACTGAATGGGCGGAAAGAATATTGAGGTCCGTTGGTGTGTCGGGAAGAGAGTTGGACGAGAAGGAAAAAGCAAAAGGACGTTCACCCGACTATTGGGACATGGACCCGAGGGACCCAGTGGGCTGGGGATGAGCGATTGGGAATCTTGGATTGGGACGGAAACTAATTTTATGATAAATGAAATCGTAGAATACTCGCCGGATAATGATGTGGCAACGGAGATTCGGGTTCTTTTTTGCCGAGAGTCATTGGCAACCAATCCGTCAGGAAGAAATCCACTAATTGAAACCGACTTTAACAACTTTCTGAAAAGACTGACACAGATTGCTTTTGACGAAGGCCGAACCTATGAACGCAAGCATTCTAAACATGGTTGACCTAACCGAAGAACAATGGAACAAGATTTTCGACACCGCCGATGAGACGGTGCAGAAAGCAATGACCGAACTGCCGGACCCCGTACGGGTGAAGGCAGAGACGTGGACTTGCTGGCTTGAGAAGTACAGCCCCCGTTCCACCGACACCAATAAAGTGTTGGGAATTTGTGGAATGTGGAATCAAGCCATTGCTATTTATGTGGGTGACATTTTCGAGGTCTGTCACGGAAATCAAGAGCGTTTTATTGAAGAAGTGCGTCATGTTTATTTTCACGAACTGGCACATGCCATCGGGAATTTGAGAGAGTGGGAAGTACAAGCACGAGGACTATGAGAAAAACATTTGGAGAACTTCAAAACGGAGAATTATTCGTGGTTGATAATGCCAGAGAAATTATTTCCAATCGTGGGGACATAACCCCGCAGCATGTCTATGGAGATAGTTATAGTGGCAATTTAGTTTTTCAGAAAAGAGACGAATTCGGGGGGAATATTTTGTATTATGCATACGGAAATGGCGACATAACTCCGAGTGTTTACTACCGTATTGACTTCAACAATCCAGTGAATATTGTCTCTTACGTTATATAGTTATTAAGTGTATGAATCAAAAAGCCGAAGTAATTTTACTCCAACTGGTTAAATCTATTGAGAAGAATGAATGGTCCCCCGGCAAGGACTGGCAATTGACTTTCAAGACAGATGGTCACATTCCACTGATTCGTTCTATCATGGTTGAGGCAAGCATGGATGGAGACAAGTGGAAAGACCAAGTTGAAGTGTACATCACATTAAAGGTCTCCACGGAAGACGAATGGACGTTTTTTCCTGAGTTTACATTGTATGCTCAAGTCGCAATAGGGTCCATTCCGTCACAGGATATTGCATACAAAATGGTCGGAAACACGGCGTTCACGGAAAAGGACATTAAGGACATCAAAAAGTTTATTGGTGCTGCCCGAGAAATTGATCGTATGGTGCATAATCATATTAACGAGGTCTATCAGGACTATGTTGACAAAAATGATGAACTCGTAAGGTTCTACAAACAGGGGCTTTCCGAACAGGGGATTCCAATTCCTTCGTGGAGGACTTGACAAATGACGGGGATGTGGTATAATCTTCCCCATGAAAATGAAAATGAAAATGTTTCCAAAGAGACCAACTTTGTTAATGTGGGGTTGCGTGCTGTTATTGTTTGTGGCTGGGGTAATTTATTCATATTTGAAATGAGTTGTGGTCCAAAAATAGTTTCAACTTTTTGTTGACATTTCTTCAAACTCTGTTATATTTATAGGCGTAAGATGAAATGGCAGTTTGGTATATACAGTATTACGTCGCTCTCATAAGGCGAAAAACCAAGATGCAAGTTCTGGAACTGCTACCAATTTGCGGGATTAGTTAATCGGTATAACACGACATTGCCAATGTTGAGTGGCGAGTTCAATTCTCGCATCCCGCACCAATTTCGCATCGTTAGTTCAGAGGCAGAATGTCACATTCCCAATGTGAAGGTCGAGGTTTCGAAATCCTCACGATGCTCCAATGACAGTGTGGCCGAAAAGTGAGGCACTTGCCTTCCAAGCAAGTTATTGAACGGGAGCGTTACCCGTCACTGTTACCAATTTTGACACCATATGAGTTGAGAAATCCCGCATATGGACCGTTAGAAATAAGCGGTGCTTGAAGCTGAAAGTCCAAGTTAGAGTAGGCTCCGAGCGAAAATGTGACTTGGGGTGAGACCACAACCAAAAGTTGGTCAAACGCCGATGTAGTATATGGGTATTATGCCTGTTCGGTAAACAGGAGAAGAGGATTCAAGCTCCTCCTTCGGCTCCAATTTTTGTTATTCCTCCGTGGATTTCTCCGTGGCAGTTGTTGCATACGAGAATACATTTGTCCAATTCGGGTTTGATTTTTTCTAGGTTATAGCAGCGTCCATCTGATATTCCAAAATCTTTTTGAGATGGATTTGTATGATGGAAAGCGAGAGACCCGTAATATTTGTTGTATCCACAGAATTGACATTTTCCACCTTTGTAGGCAATACATTGTAGTTTCAATTCTTTTTGTCTAGCGATAGTTCTCTTTTTACCACACAGTTTGCAATAGTGATGAAATTTTCCAGATTTTGTGATATAATAGTTATTTGAATTGAGTTCCAGATATTGTTCACACTCGGGACATAATTTATATTTTATACCTTCTTTTTCTATGAATACAGGTTTGTAATCGGTGTTCATAAGATTTTTTGTGTTGTGAGATTTGAATGGAGAGCATGACAGACAGAACTTCCGAGAGTGAAGATTATACAATTTCTCATTTTCTCGGAGCCAATTTGGGAATTGTGATTTACATTTTTTACAGACATTCATATGTATTTTAGAGTATAGGGGTTTCTTTCTATTCTATAATACATATCGGTGACCAAAAAGAAAATTCATTTTTCTTGTTGACATTTGGGGGAAACCTGTTATATTTATAGATAGTAAGATTTGAACCGTCCTGTAGCTAAAAGATAGCCAGCGGATTTATATCCCGCCTAAGTTCCAGATTGGAGCGAGTTTCAGGAGCGTTACCTGACAGGACGACCAATTTAAAATATGCAAGAGGTCTCGTGTAAACACCTGAAAGATTTCATGAAGGCCCAGCTTGAGGTCGTCGGAAGACATTTGGATGAGCATAAGTATCTTAGGCATATGGATGATAAAGAGAAAGCTCTGGAATCATTTATAAACGATTATGGATGGGTCATTCGAGAAATGTATTGCACTCGAATCTGTAGCGTGCGGGAAGGTTGCGAGATTGCGTCGCAAATGAGTAGCAGCGGTGATTTGTTGAGAAACCATAACAAAAAAGAATTACTATGAAATACAGCGTAAAAGAAATGCGAGAGCTAAAGAAAGATGGGTTTACAAACGCCAACATTGCCGATCAACTCGGATGTCCGGAAGAATTGGTTAAGAAGAAATTGGCTCGCAAGAAGACGGTCAAGAAGATGAAAAAGGATGCAGATGTAGTTGAGCCAGAAGTTGAACCGGAGGTCAAACCGAAGGTTAAACCAGAGCCAGAGCCAGAGCCTGAGTCGGATAATCCCAAAGTGAAGAGAAATTGGATGGGGTTCAAGAAGGACGACCAGAGTTAACAATGACACGAGAACGAGCGAAAGAATTGTTGCCTATCATTTCTGCTTATGCGGAAGGAAAGACAATTCAGTACAAACGAAATGATGTGTGGACCGATGCGTTTTATCAAACCGACATTTCGTTTGATATAAATAGTACGAGTTATCGGGTAAAGCCGGAAGAGACCAATACATCGAGTAGCTGTTGCGGTCATTGTGGCTGCGGGGAAGATTGATTTAATGTCAGTGTGGCGTAATGGTAGCCGCAACATATTTTTGTTCTTTGAGAGTTCGTTGGCATACTTATAGGTAGAATAAACTATTATGTATGCCAAATTGAGAAACCGGAAATATACGGATGAACAGTTAATTGAGGCGGTAAAAATGTCTCAATCAATTCGTCAAGTTCTTGGTAAATTGGGGATGACTCTCCAAGGAGGAGGAAGCTATAGACAAATTCATCAA